ATGCCGCGACTTACAGACGAGCTGATCCGAAAACATCCCAGACCCGTGAGCGGCCAGAAGCTGCTCTGGGACGATCTAGTGAGCGGCTTCGGTACTCGATTCACTCCGACCAAGACCACCTTCGTGGTCCAGTGGCGCGACCCCGCCACTGGCAAGAAACCGCGTGAGAGTCTGAGGCCCGCATGGCCGAGGCTCAGCACAGCTCAGGCCCGGGACGCCGCACGCAAGCGCTTGGGCGAGGTCGTTGCCGTTCGAGGTACAGCAGGTGGGGAGCCGCTGCGCGTCGGGATACGGCGCTGGTATGAGCTTCAAACAGAGCGCAACGCTTGGCGGCCTCGATATCGAACGAAGGTCGACCAGCTGATCGCCACGTACATCGAAGGGATCGATAACCCGCGCGTGAAGTTGAAGGCGTCCGCGCGCCAGGCCATCGCCGATCTCGGTACCCGACCCGTCGCCGCTGTCAGTCGCTCCGACGTGTTGCGCGTAGCAGACGCCATCAAACCCGGTGCGGCCGATCAGTTCATGGCCCAGGTCAGCGCCTTCTATAACTGGGTCCTGGACCGCGGCGTCGAAGTGCCTAATCCGGCGCGTAACCGTTTGCGGGTGACCGGCGGGCGCCGATTGCGCCACCGGGCGCTTTCCGATGCTGAGTTTCTGAAGTTGTATCGGGTAGCCGCTGCCGACGGTGATCCATGCGCGGCTGCGTTCCTGCTACTGGCGCTAACCGGAATGCGTCGGCGAGAGGCGACGCAGCTTCGATGGTCCGAGGTGGACTTGGCGGCAGGCACCATCACGTTACCGCCCGAGCGTAGAAAGACAGGCGGGCGCGATCCACATCCGTTCGTGATCAATCTTCATCCGCTAGCAGTCGAGGCAATCCAGCGACAGCCCAAGCTGGAAGGCTCCCCATTTGTCTTCTGGGGCCGTCGCGATCGTCGGCCTTGGGATTTCCACTCGGCGACTTTGCAGCGTCTCAACGGCGCCGGCGTGTCGGATTGGAGAATTCATGATCTGCGACGCTACATGCGCAGCGGTCTCTCCCGCCTGGGTGTGCAGCAGGTGGTCGCCGAGCTGTGTCTGGGCCATATCGCAAAGACCACGCTCGTTGCGGTGTACGACCAGCACACCTACCAGCAGGAGCGCCGCGATGCGTGGATCCGGTGGGGTGATCACATCCAGCAGCTCGTCGGGCAGCAGCGCCCGTGAGGCCGCCGGTCGTCCGCAAGGAATGGACAGAGAAGCAGGCGCGCGCTGCCCAGCGTCGCTTCGAAGCGCGGGGTGGCAAGCGATTTGGTGCACGCCGCCCCTACGCGCAATGGCGCGCCCTGCAGGAACTGGACGCGCTCGAACAACGCTTCCTGGCAGGGGATCGCTACGCGCTCGCTCTTGCCCTGCGAGACTGCGCGGCTCACGCCCTTCCGATGCCCGATTGGGTGGCGGATGCTTACATTCGCGGGTTCGATGCGGTTCACACCTATCAGGCTGACTCGTGGGAACAGCTGTTCGGTCCGGTGATCCCTAAAGGCAAACACCTCCTCAAGCTGCGCCGTGAATTCGAGCAGTCCATTGCCGTTTACCTTGAGGTCCAGCGCCGGCATGAGCAGGGGGGGCGCGAGCCGATCGACGATGCATTGTTCGAAAGTGTGGGCGAGAAATTCGACTTGGGAAAGACCACGGTCGCCAAGTATTACGTGGAAGAAAAGCGACGCATGGATGCTATGCAGCGGGCGCTAGCGCAACCGGGGAACCCGATCGGAGAACTGCTGCGCCCATTTCGCAGAAAGTGACCACCGCCCCCCTCGGGATTAACTCCACGAAAATTGATTTTTTTGCGGCATTACTTCCGGTCGTGAGTCGCTCTTAATCGCTCACCGAAGCTCGCGCTGATTCGCGGGCTATGGAGGAGAGCGATGAGGTACCTGGACCGCAAGGCCGCAGCTCAATATCTGGTCGAGCAGTGCGGCGTCCGCACCACTGCACAGGGCCTGGCCGATAAGGCCAGCAAAAGGACCGGCCCTCGGTACTCGATCATCAACGGCCGGGCTCTCTATCTGCCGGCTGATCTCGACGCGTGGGTTGCAGAGCAGGCATCGCAGCCTGTTCGGCGTGGCCCCGCGGGCGAGGCTGTCGCCGCGTGATCCGCACGTGTCTGAAGCGCCTGCTGGTGACCGCCGGCATGCGCGGCTGGCTGCCCATCGACCTGGTCGACACCATCATCGGCCGGTGGCTGCGCCATGACTGATCCAAATAACAAAGCGCCCGCAACCACGGTGGTGCGGGCGCCAAACAAGCACAGGGTAATCAGTGGACATCCTATCCGCAGGACCAACCCAGCAGCAAGTTGACGCTCCCTTCCTCGCCCACCTGCCAGCGGCCTGCGCCGAGCTACGGCCGTATCAGCGTGAGCAGCTCGAACGCGCGGCCGATGCCGTACGCCGCGGCGTGCGCCGGATTCTTCTGCAGGCCCCGACCGGATCCGGCAAAACCCACCTGATCGCCGCGCTGTCGAAAGCGGTCACAGATGCCGAGCTGCGGATCGTAGTGCTGGCACCCAGGACCCGACTGGTGCAGCAGATCCACGAGCGGTTGCTGGCCTTCAAAGTGCCTCATGGTGTCATCGCCGCGGCGCTGTCCCGGCTCCGCTTCAACAATGCGCCCGCACAGGTCTGCGCGATCGACACGCTGGTGCGCAGGTGCATCGCCGATGAGCGTATGCCGCTGCCCGGCGCGGACGTGGTCGTGTTCGATGAGTGCCACCTGGCGCTCGGTCGCACCCGCGTGGAACTGTTGGAGCGATATCCAGAGGCATTGCATATCGGCTTCACCGCCACGCCGGCGAAGGTCTCGGGTCGACCGCTCGCCGATCGGTTCGATGAGCTGATCCTCGGCCCCAGCACCCGCGAGCTGATCGATGCGGGCCATCTGGTGCGTCCCCGTGTGTTCTCAACGCCCGTGGTCCTGGCGCGCGAGCTCGAACACATCAGCAAGGATTCCAAGACCGGGGACTATGCCACCGGGGAGCTGGCCGCATTGATGAGCCGCCCGCGCCTCGTCGGCGACGTACTGGGGAACTGGCTGAACATCGCGAATGGCAAGCGGACGCTGATATTCGCGTGTGACAAAGGGCACGGTGCTTCGCTGCTGGAACAGTTTTTCCAGGCTGGCGTCGTGGCGGAGATGGTCACCGACCAGACGGCTGAGGCAGAGCGCGAGGAGGCGATCGCGCGTCTGGAGAGCGGGCAGACCACCGTACTGATCAACTGCTTCCTGCTGTCCTATGGCGTCGACCTGCCGGCTGTCGAGTGCATTGTGCTGGCCCGCCCGACGCGCAGCCTCACGCTATACCTGCAGGCAGTCGGCCGTGGGTTGAGGCCGTTCCCCGGCAAGGATCAATGCATCGTTATCGACCACGGGCGGGTCGTCGAGACGCTCGGCATGCCGCACGCCGACTTCCCGTGGTCGCTGGCGCAGAACACCAATATCAACCAGCTTGCCAGAAGCAACTACCGCGGCGAGGGCACCGAGAAGCCCCGCACATGCCCGGAATGCCATCACGCCTGGCTGGTGAGCGAGGAGGGCCCCGCGTGCACGGCATGTGGATGGGCGCCGGCACCGATCGCCCGACCTATCGACACGTTGGAAGCGGATTTGCGCGAGGTCGGCGCGATCGATGAAGAGCAAATGACAGCGTTCTCGCCGCAGGTGCAGCGGTTCTATTGCGAAGCTCTCGGGGACTACATCAATCGCAAGCCCGAGGTATGGCGCACGGACCCAAGAAAGGCGCGGGCCGCCAGTTGGTTCGCAACCAAGGAAAAGTTCGAGCTGAGAACGCCGCAGTGGGCACCTAGACTAGATCATACGCGGCCCTGGCGCCTGTTCCTCCCAGCCGTGAGACCGCCGGCTACCTGCACTACCGTCGCATCAGGTACGCCAGGGGGAGGGCAGCATGATGCGCGCAGCCGACATCCACGCTGCCATCGGAGCAGCCTGGCCCACGGTGCTGGCGCAGCTCGGTGTACCGGAATCGGCGCTGCGCCTGAAGAAGGCAACCGCCTGCCCGGGCTGCGGCGGGCGAGATCGCTACACGTTCGATAACAAATATGGCCGCGGCAACTTTTTCTGCAGAAAGTGCGGCGGTGGCGATGCCTTTCGGCTGCTCGGTCTCGTGCATGGCTGGTCGTTTCGCCAGGCGCTGGAACAGGTAAAAGCCGTCGCGGGCTTGGTCGATGTTTATGGGCGCGATCATCATCAGACACCGTCATCGCGATCAACTGACAGGGTGTCACTTGATTCTCCCGCCTATCCCTCCGCGCGCGTGGTGCGCCTGATCAGGCAGGCCTGCCCTATCGCCGAATGCCCCACCGCTGTGTCCTACCTCGATAGCCGCGGGCTGTGGCCACTGCCCGACGGCTGCGCTTTGCGCGCGCACGTGGCAGCCGATTATTTCGAGGGCGGTCATCGCATCGATCGATTTCCCGCCCTGGTCGCCGCTGTGCGCGATGTGGCCGGCGAGCTCGTGACCGCGCATGTCACCTATCTGCAGCAGGGCCAAAAGCTCAGCGAGTACGAGCCGCGGAAGCTACTCAGCTCAATGACAGGGCGCATGGGATGCGCTGTGAGACTCATACCGGTCGGCGAGGTACTCGGCATAGCCGAGGGCATCGAAACCGCCCTGAGCGCTTCTAGGATGAATAACAGCGTGCCGGTATGGGCAGCACTGAACACGTCGTTGTTGATGAGGTTCGAGCCGCCCGAGAACACCAAGGCGCTGCTCATCTTCGCCGACAACGATGCGCCGGGTCTGCAGGCCGCTGCTCGCCTGATGGAGCGGCTGCAGGGCCGCGTGCACCTGGAGCTGCGCCTGCCGCCTATGCCTTTCAACGATTGGAACGACGCTCTACAGGGGAGCAGATGAACAACAACACTTCACCGTCATTGTCATGGATGCCGTGGTATTGCGGAGATTACGTCGCCCGCACGCGGCACCTCACACTGCAGCAGCGTGGGGCCCTGATGGACCTGACCGCCATGACCTGGCTGTGCGGGCCACTGCCTTCAGATCCTGCGCGGCTCGCGAGCATGATCGGAGTCAATCCCACCGAGTTCCGCCGCATCTGGCCCGCCATCTGCTCCTGGTTTCAGGACGATGGCAATGGCCAGCTGATACAGCCGGACCTCGAAGCGCGCCGCCTCGAAGCCGTACGCATCTACGAGGCGCGTGCACAGGCCGGTCGCCAGTCGGCCCAAAAGCGGCGTGGTGTACATCGTGCCAATGGCCAAGCCAATGGTCATGACGACGGGGCAGGCGATGCACGCTGAGCAACACGCTCACCGTCACGCTCACCGATACGCTCAGCGTGGCGGTCACCGTGACGCTCACCGATACGGTCACCGTCACGGTCAGCGCCACGGTCACCGATACGTATCTACAACCACATATAACACTGAAGAGGTAAGAGGCTTACGAAGGGGGGATACCCCTGAGTTTAGGTACTACGCTGAGGGTGGGAAGCCTGGGACTCTTGGGCTGCTGTTGCTGTCGCTGATGGGAGGGGTTCATGGCTGCATTCATGACCGGCGCCGAGCTGCTGGAGCTCGCGGCCTCGAAGGGACTGCATGTGGGGCACCTGCCGGCCGTACCTGCGCGCAGCACAGTGGTCGACTGCGAGGACCAGTCCCAGCAATCTGCTCGCCATCGTCAACAGCCAGAACATCAGCAACAGCAGGACGATCCGCCATCGCTGGGTTGGTGGGCTGCCAGCCTTCACCTTGCCGGCGATCCGGCCGCTGTGCAGCCGCTATGGGAGGCGCTCCTGCATCAGGCACTGCGCAGTGCCAAGCAGGGGAAGTGGCCCCGCAAGGTCCGCAGTACATACGGCTTGGTGTACTGGTGCGAACCGCTGTCCGCATTGGTGCTGGACGAGGAACTGCACAGCGCGCTGTTCCAGGCCGCGCCCGTACTGCTGCGGGCGGCATACATGCAGGTGACCGCGCGCGTATGGCAGCAGCAGCTCGCCGAGCGCTACGCGGTACTGCAGGCAGCCTTCATGCGCTGGAGGGCCCAGGGACTCAGCGAGGTGCGTCAGCGGCTCCTCGATGGGCGGGTGCCGTGATGATCAGCATCCACCCCCATGGATGGGGGATTCGGGCAGAAGCCGATCCGCCGCGGCCGATGGCAGCGTCCCGGCGTACCGGCGGTCGCAAAATTTCCCAATTCCTCACCAGGTGGGTGAACGCGAATGATTCGAGGTAGAAAACCCTTGCCGACGCAGCTTCGGATTGTGACTGGGAACCGCAGTCGACGGCCGCTCAACCCCGCCGAGCCGCGGGTGGAGCCGCAGCTGCCCGATGTCCCTGCATATCTCACCGGCCCGGCGCTCGCGAGGTGGCATGAGCTGGCGCCACAACTCGCACGCGCAGGCATTCTCACCGCGTTGGATGCTGATGTACTCGCCGGCTACTGCTCAGCCTACGGAACCTACGTATGGGCCCAGGAATGGCTCACGCGCACTCTCCCCATCGTCAAAGGCCACCGCGGCGTCTTTACTCTCTCGCCCTTTCTTCGGACGCGCGACCGTGCGCTGGAACTCATGGTTCGAATCGGCGCGGAGCTTGGACTGTCGCCCAGCAGCCGCAGCCGTATTCACGCGCAACCAACCGACGGGCTGGACGCCGAGCTGCGCGCATATCTGCGGGGGTAGTCGATGAGCAAGCAACGCAAGCCGCGCGCCGCCCCGGCCGGTTTCACACCCGAACGGTTCGAGAAGTTGTCCGTGGCGGTCTATCTGGACGATCCCGAGCCGTTGCCGCCCGAGGAGCGCCGGCGTGCGTGGGAACTGCTGCACAAGTGGCTGCCTCTGTGGCTCGCCCATCAGGAACGCAAGCGCGCGAGCTTGGTGCCCTGATGCCCGCCCGCCGCTTCCGGCTCGTGTTCGAGGACGGGGCGACGTTTCACTGCGCAGCGTTCGAGCACGCCTATGAGCTGGAGCAGTTGCTCGCTCCTACCATGCCAACACCAGGTGGGCAGCCGACAATGGCACCTCCAGACAGTCCGCGCCCAGTGGGGCGTCCCAGCCACCACCGCCTGATTGCGGCGGCGATCGAGACTATGGGCGCGTCCATGCCCAAGCCCGGCGCGCCGCTCGCCGAACAGGTGCGCGCGGTGCTGAAGCAGCTCGCGTTGCATTACTCAGGGTCGCAGATTCCCAGCAGTAGCACGGTCGAGCGATGGTTACGGCAAAATTCACGGCAAAAATCGCGGCAAAATTCCAGGCGCGGCAGCATTGCATCCCATGGACGAGCGAAAGTTTCTGAAAAAGCTCAACGGCGCGCGCGGCGACTCAACCAAGATCGGACAGCTGCTCGCAACCTTGTCCGCTGACCGACAGGCAGCGGCCAACAAACTCGCATCCCTCCAGGAGCAGCGGCGCGAAGCCTTGCTCAACGGCGAATTCGAGCTCGCAGAGCAGCTCGAAGCGGCGGCTGCAAAAGTGCAGTTGGAGGTCGAATCGCTGGGCCTGCGTGAACCGGTACTGCGCCGAGAGCTCGGTACCGCCCAAGGGGATGAAAGGCAGCGCGCGTTCGAGCGCGCGCGCCAGCAGGTAGCCGTGGCGTTCGAAGGATGGGCGGACGATTTTCTGGAGCTGGCACGACGGGCCAGACAGATCGTCACGCTCGCCGATCAGATGCCCGGGCGAGACGGAGCAGTGTCCGAGGCTGTGCAGTTGTGCGCGTTCATCGGAGGGTGGTCGGAGGAGAGGCTGCCTGGGCTGCAGTCGACACGAGCCGCACTCAGGAGCAAGCCGGCAGCAAAGCGCACGCCGGTGGCGAGCCCTTCCCGGCCGCCGTTGAGGAGCGATGGGCGCCCAGTCGGCTCCCTGCAGCATGCCATGGCCATGGCTGGTGGCGTGCCGATTACAGGGCCGGAGCTTGCCGCAAAGACCGAGCCTGCGAAGCCCGCGCCATCCATGCAGCATCGGGTTGCCGTGGTCTCAGGGAGCAGCCGGGAGGTCACCGAATCGCGCGCCCCGCGGGGGCAGCGCCTGCCCGATCATGAAGGTGCGCCGCCTCCTGGCTACGTCACTGCCATCGTTGTGAAGAGCGGTTTCGTCGTCCCCGGAGAGCGGCACCCATCCGCCGCTGGGCGAAGAGTCCACTTGCCGCACCACATCGCCATAGATGGCTGCAAGAAGGCGAGCCTCACCATCGAGGAATCTCCAACGTCGCGCGCAGGAGCGCCCCCGCAAGATAAGACCGGACAGTTGGCCGAGGAAGTGCGCTTATGAGCAGCGGCGAGGGACCGCGGTTGCTGACCGTCGGCTCGCGTGGCATGCGGCTGCTCGTGGAAAAGGAGGCGCGAGCAGACCTTAGCGCCGAGGAAGTTGTGCAGTTCGACCAGGCGGATCGCGAGGCTACCGAATGCAACCAGGCATTGAGCAGCTGCGCTTCCTGGAAGCAGCTCCCACCAGCACGAACCACTGAGGATTTATCAGCATGATCACATGCGGATACGCAAATGCACCGTCGGGTAATCCAGCCGCCCTGACGATCCAGTTCGATCCTACTGTCCAGACCTACTCGGTGGCACCCGCGAGCGTGCGTCTCCTAGCCCCATATTTTCCCGTCGGCATGGCAGCACTCTCGCGCCCATCCTGGCCGAACGGAGTGGTGCCTTATAGCGTGCCGGCTGGTACTAGCATCACAGTCCCTGCAGTGGAAGCGCAGGCGCTCATTTCGGCCGGGGTGGCGGTGGGCGTATGAGCATGCACAGAACGATGATTCGAGCCGTCACGAAGGCGCAGGTTTCCGATGACCGCTCGAATCGGACCACCGTCATAGCGTCGACCAACGAACTGGCGCGCGATGGCCACATTGTCGAGCCGGCTGGGTTGGACACGACCAACTTCCTGCGCACCGGGACGATCTTCTTCAACCATGACACTTCGATGCCGGTCGGGAAACCTGTCTCGGCAATGCCGACCGCTGACGGATCGAAGCTTCAGGTGGAGGTCGAGTGGGCGCCGCCCGGCATATCCGAAACAGCCGACGAGGTTCGTGGCCTGGTCAAAGCGGGCATCATCCGCGCGGTCAGCATCGGCTTCATGCCCACGAGGACCGAGCCGCTCGATCCGAAGCGACCATACGACGGCCAGCACATCCTCGAAGGCGACCTGCTCGAACTGTCCTTCGTAGGTGTGCCGGCCGACACCGGCGCCGTTGTCACTCAGCGCAGCTACGCGCGTGAGCACCGAGCGTCGCAGGTGCTTGCGCGTCATGTGCCCGTAGGGTTGCTGTCGCCCCGCGAGCGGTGGGAGCTGGACAAGCAGCGTTGCCTGCAGACCTATGCCATCGGGCTCGCCCGCCAGGAAGAGGACGCCGCACGATACAGCAAGGACGCGCGACGCGCGCGCTTTGAGGCCCTTCGGAATCGGGACTGACTCACTCATGCGCGCCGGCTTCTGCGATTTTCAACGGCGCGGCGGACCACTCGATCGAGTCCGCGGATCAACATCGACGAGCGCGGGCGGGCGCAAAAACTCCAGCGCCGCGGCCGGCCGGGCAGGTCTCCGAGAATGAACCATCGGGAGCGGTCAGCCAGCTGGGCCCGCTTGAGCCTCTCCGACGGCTAGATGCCGCACGAGGCACTGATCTAACACGGGAGCACGGCATGGCCTTTTGGATCGCATTCACGAGTTGGGTCCTCATCCTCGCCGTGATTCTCGCGGCGCTTCTGGTTGGGTAGTCAAAGATGGCCAACAACATAGCCGTCAAAATCACCGCTGATATAGTCGACCTGCAGACGAAGTTCGCCGTTGCCAAGGCCGAGGTCGCTGGACTCAACACCGAGTTCTCGAAGCTCGCTTGCCAGTCAGCCCAAGGCATGATCGACGCGGCCGGCAGCGCGAGGATGAAGGACTTGGCCTCAAGCCTCATCCAGGCGCGCACGGCCGCCCAAGGCTACGCTGGCGAGCTGCAGAAGGCCGGCGTGTCGACGGGCAGCCTCACCCGAGCGACCGAAGAGCTTTCTCACGGCTCGATAGCAACCGCTACCCGAGAATTCAGGGCGCTGTTCGATGAGCTGTCTTCCGGGCGCACGCGCATGACCCCGGGCACGCTGGCGATCATCGCCTCCCGAGTGTTCGGGCTCGGGCCCGCCGCGCTCGGCGCCGTGGGTGGCATAGCGGCCCTGGCCGGTGGTCTCGGGTACCTCGCCTATAAAGCGGTCGAGGCCAGTCATGCACTCGATCAGATGCACCTCGATTCCCTGCGCGCCGGGAATGACTTCACCCGCGCATCGCTGGACCAGCTGACGGCGCAGATGGCCCAGCTCCCGAAGGTGGCAAAGGACGACGCCAGCACCATCATCGCGGCGCTGTCTGATGTGCATCTGCCCTTCCAGGGCCTGCAGGCGGCAGCCAGGATCGCCAGCGAACAGATGGCGCAGACCGGCCAGAAGGCTGATGAGGTCGGCAAGCAGCTGGCCAAGGCCCTCGCGCCGAGCACCTCGGCCACCGAGGTAGCCAAGCAGCTGCAGGGCGTGCTCACGCAGGCGCAGGTGGACGCAGCGGAAGCCGCCGACCGCGCGGGCAACGCCAATGCCATCCTTGCCGAGAAGCTCCAGCTGCTGACCGTGCCGCTCGATCGCGCGCGCGCCTCGGTGCAGGAGTACACGCATGCCAGCTTCATGGCGATATCGGGCCTCGGCCAGGCGGCGATCGTCGCTCCGCAGCTGCTGAACGGCATGACGCCGATGAACGCGATCCTGGCGGATCAGGCCCATCACTGGGCCGAAAACTCCGCAGCGATTCAGAAGAACATAGCAGCGGTAAAGGCATTGCCGGCCGCGCAGCAGCTCGCGTTCGATAAAGGCACCGAGGGCATCCGCACCCAGATCGACGCGTTGACGCAGCTCGCCGAGCTCAATCACCGCGAGGCCGAGCAGTCGATTGAGGCGGCGAATGCCACGCTCAACGCCATTGTCGAGGCGAACGAGAGAGCGCAGGATGCTTACGTGGCCAGCGTCCGGTCGCATGTCGAGCAGATCCTTGCCGAATCAGAGATCGTCATCCGGCAAGTGCGCGAGCAGCGCGATGCACAGGCGGAGCTCGCCGCGCAGGCGCGCAACGCTGGCCTGGCTCAAGTGCAGGCACAAATCGACGCCGCCAGGGCGAAGCAAGGCACGGGCGTCGGCGCCGGCGCCGACGTTGCGCAGACCCAGCAGCTCATCGGCGCCGAGATTGTTTTATGGCATGAATACTACGACAAGCTCCGCGCCCTCGCCGAGGGCGATGCCGCGCAGCGCGCGAAGCTCAACGCCGAGGAACTGCAAAAAACCAAGGAGCTCACGCAGCAGAGCACCTCGCTACAAATCGAGGCGGCCAACAGGACCCGCGAGGCATGGAAGCGAGCATTCGAGCCTCTGACCAATGATCTGGCCACCGCGGTGGTCGACGTTGTGAAGGGAACACAAACGATGGGCCAAGCCTTCCAGAGGATGGCCGGCCAGATCATCGAACAGGGAATTAGAACTATGATCCAGCGCGAGGCGCAAAGCCTGCTGGCCATGGCTCTGAACAAATCCGAGGCTAAGAGCGACGCTGCGACCGCCGCCGCGGGCGCCTATAAGGCCGTGGCTCCGGTTCCTTTCATTGGGCCTTTCATCGCGCCGATCGCGGCGGCCGCGGTCTACGCAGGTGCACTCTCGTTCAGTGCGGCAGGCGGCTATGACGTGCCGGCGCATTTCGCTCCGGCCGTCCAACTGCACCCCGCGGAGATGGTGCTCCCGCGGCATCTGGCCGACCGCGTGCGCAACATGACCGATGACGAGGGCGGTGGCGGAGATACCCACCATTACCACGTAAATGTGTCCGCGCTCGATGGCGATAGCGTCCGCCGCTTCTTCAGCGACCGACGCAATATCGATCATGTGGTGAGCGGCCTGCGCGATCGGCTCGGACCGAGCGTCACAGGGCGCCCGGGTTGACTTGAAACGATGAGGGAGGAAAAGACCATGGAAGACCGACGATACGCGCGATTCAGCTACTACCTGCCACGAGCGGCCGGAACCGGGACTCTCGCCGAGGACGAGGTGGCCGCTGAGGTCGTCCGGCCAGGCGGCAGCGAGATCACGAATCAGCAGGAGCGCTTGCCTGCCGCCGAGCTGCTCGTGGCGACAGACATTGCTCAGAGCGACGTCGTAATGGCGATCTGGACTCTGACCGGGCGCGAGAGCCTCACCCGACTGCACCAGGCGCGTCGGGTCGACGCGGAGCGGTTCCCACTCGCCGACTATGATCGCCTGTCAGCCGAGCAGGTGCGCGAGGTGCATGCGCTTATTCGGAAGCTTGCGGGAACCACGAAAAAATGATCGGGCGGTGAGAGCCGCGAGTCAAAATGAGCGATGAATCAGATCCGCTCAAGGGCGGCGGCCTCAACCATACGCTCGCGAGGGCGCGCGTCGTATCGCTGACGATGGAGGCGCTCGGCCCGAATTGGAAGCGGCCGGGGAGCAGCTGGCCGACAGGGTGCACGACATTGTGGTCAAAGCCGCCGCTGTCGTTGCCACTGAGGAGGATCCGATGAGACGCGCGGCGGCGTCGGGAAGGGCCTGCATGGAGTCGGTGGCAATGACACTGAGTCTACTGAGGGCTGCGTCGTCTGCGGCAGGCAATTCGAAGGCATCGTAGCCGCTAATGGGCCCCGAACCCTTGGCTGGTCGTGCCCGGTCTGATTTATGATTGACTCCAGGGCAGCCAAGGCAGAACGAGAAAAACGATGATTCTGGGGCCGATCGGGCTGGGCTATGCGCTTCCGGGGGCAACGCTACTTCAAGACGATCGCGGCGTAAGCGAGACTTTTACTGGCATGATCGAGGCCGGATCGAAACGGCTTCATGCCCATATCAAATTCTTGTCCACCAAAGGCCTTATCAATGAGTTAATCGCCTCCGTACTGGGATCGGCCACAGGTCTGCCAATGCCGAAAGGATTTCTTGTGCTGGCTGAGCGGCGCGATTTCCCTACCTCTCAGGTGCTAAAGGCGAACCCGTCTGACATTGGATTTGCATTCGCCTGCGCTACGATGGATCACCCGTCGCTTCGCAGACGGATGAAATTAAGGTCAGAAGCGTTGCGGTTGGAAGTCCTGAAATTATGGCCTCAATGGGCAGAAGCGATCGCCTTTGACGATTGGATCGCAAACTGGGACCGGCATGAAGGCAATCTGTTAAGTGGTGGCCCCGGCGAAGTGTGGCTAATCGATAACGAGCGCTCTTTTGTGAAGCTTGACTGGACGGCGGCAGACCTCAACCCGGCAGTCCAGGTCCTCAATCAGCTGTGCATGCAAATGCAGCGGGCTGCACTCGATGAGAATGATCGGAGGCAGCGTCTGCAGCAAGTGTATACGCTCATCGCGAAGATCAAAAAAATCGACCCGATGGACGTCATAACAGCTGCGCAAGCTGACAAGAGCCTGTCCAGTGATGATGTCGACGCGCTCAGACAATTTTTGACCGAGCGCACTTCCACCATCGCAACTAGAATCAGCGCAGCCCTCGGTTTACCGATACTTGCGTTGGGGATAAATCCATGAGCAATTTAGCCATTGACGTCGCCCTGCCTCCTCTGCAGAGCAAACACCGCGGGCGCTGGCGACCTATCTTTTTGGAGCCCATCGTCAATTCGGGCGAGCGTCTATGTGTTGGCGTGGTCGCAACCGACGACACAAACTGCATCGTTCAATCCGTAGAAGGGCTCGATCGTCTTTCGCAGATCTATGGATCGGCTGCCGGCGCATTCACTTGGGCCGCACGGTTGGCGCTTCGAGAGATTCAACACCAAGTCTCCGTGGAAGGATTCGACTCGTTATCAATAGCACCAGAGATCGACGGTCTTCTAATCGGTGAAGTGCGCCCTGGCGCGGGGACGGGGCTTGGTGATCTCGCGAGGGTGGCGCTACAGCAGGTGGCGTCGCTGGCATCGGAAGCGCCCTCTACACTTGCTTTGGAGCAGATCGCAATCCCCAGGCCGCTTGCCAGCGGTCAATGGGGAGCAATTGAGCGCCGCGTCAAACAGCAGCTCACGGCTCAACATCCGGAATCGGAATCCCTATTCGGAATGGAATTCAAGCCGTCTCAGACAGCGCGACCCATTCGATTTGGTTTCGTTGGCAGCCACATCGTGGCCAACTTCAGCTCCTTGGCCGGTAACCCAGTGAGAACCGCTTCCAGAGTAGATCAGGCAAAAGCGCGCATGTGGGACCTGGATCAGCTTCGTGAGGGCGTATTGGCAGACCTATTTCAGATCCGCGCGAATAGTCGCGGTCATGAGCTGCTCGTGCTCAGTCCCCAAGGCCGAGCTGCAAAAAACGAGATTGGAGCTGGGCTGCCTGAAATAATTGAGGCGGAAGAAGAACTCGAAGCCGAAGCGGGTAAGTACGGGATTGGATTTTGGCCTTTACCGTCTATTGAACTCATCGCGGCGCGGCTTTCAGCACGAGAGTTCGGATCGCTCGCCCTTCAGCCACATCAGCAATGAAGAAGATGGGAGGAGAATAGGACGCGGCTCAGGCATCTGGTGGCGGGGTCCACTGCACGGTGTACAGCACGCCCTCAAGCTCCTCCAGCGCCTCCTGACATCGGAGATCTGCGTCGCTGCCCTCGGGCGCCGGAGCGTGCTCAAGGGCTTGCTTCGCGGCTTTCAAGTGCTTCGCCGCTCTCGCCATATAGCGGGTGAACTCATCCGAAATACCATCGTCGCGCCCCTGTACCGGCGCGTGCCGTTTGAATGGGATGACGGTGGCGCTCATGGCTGCACCGTTTGCCGTAGGGACTCGATGTCGCAGGCGATGAGCTGGCGATCTGGTAGCGCCGCTGCTGTATCATTCTTGACAGCCATGGATTGAACCTCCGGGTCAAGTTGTGGTTAGCCGCCCGGCCGTGTGTTCCCGCGGTTGGGTGGCGCTTCATGTTCGGCCGGGACATCCGGCCGGACAGATTCAGGAAGAGAGGGGTCCAGCGCGATCTCGATCGCGGCCAGGAGCGCGTCGGGGCCATACACGTCGCTGTCCCGGCGCATCACGCTGAACGCCACCAGCCGGCCGTAGAGACGTGATCCGCTATAGCCATGGCTGAGTACGACCGGACGGCCGGGGACGCACGTGCGCTCATGCCAGCAGCGGCCATAGCGTCTGTACTCGGTGGTCTTGGTGCCCGCCTCGACCTGACGGAAGTATTCGGCGCGCAGCGGGATGAAGAGGGGCTTCACGGTGCGCATCGTAAACGGAGCTGCTGATGCGCGCGGGAATGAGGACGATCCGCAAACGCGGATGGCCCTCATCAGTGCAGGGTGTGTACTTCGACTACCTCGATTAGCACCCGATCTGTATCGGAAGGGCTTACAGGCCGCTTACAAGTCCTTGTAACCCATTGAGGTTGCGAGAGCGACTACGCACACGATGTAGTGACTGGCCCACTGGTGGGTTCGAGCGGGGTGCCAGGGCATTTCCGGACCGCCGTGAATCCGTGTATGGACCCTGCGCCACGGCATCCATGCCGTGGACGCTCCGGAAATGCCCTGACACCCGCTCGTCGCTGCCGAGTGGTAGTCACGACCGCACGGTGAGCCTTATCGCGTATGTCGGGGTCGCCATTTGTTCATGGCGCCAGCGAAGCACCCATATGGCGCCGGTTCTGTCAATCATCCCGCCGGGTGACGTACAACGCGTGCCCGTTGGGATACCTTGAAGTCCCTCTTCTTCCAAACAGGATGCGCACGTCGATATGACCGGGGCCGGGCATGGATGCCCCCGCCGGGTGCCTGATCGACGGATGCCAGGGACGCAGCGGGCTGGCAGGAAGCTGGTACCGCTGCGCCCGATCCGATCGGCCTCTGATCAAAGACTTCAATGGTGATGCCCATGCCGCAAGCGCTCGTCTGCCGCCACTGTAATGAACCATTCGTATTTACCGGTACCGGCATCGAATTGCTTGGTCCGGGCCGCATCGGCTACAAGCACCGTTGCGGAGCGGTGAACGAGTTGCAGTACGCAGGCTCGGATGCAAAGGATGTCCTCTACCGCATCACGGGCGTCATGCGGCCTGCGGAGCCAGTACCAACTGCTCCGACTCGTTGGTACCCCAGCGCCCGTTGGGCGATACCCTCCAGGCGGAACGCCTGAGCCACGGATAAGCCCGGATAGCGGCGAGACAGGGGCGCAGGCGACAACCATTGGCGTCATGCACCCGCGCGCATTGAAGTGACAACCCCTGAGCGGCTGCGAGCAGGGATGACAGGGTTGTCCCTGCATCTCATGCGTGGCTTCGGGTCCAACTACGGAGCCAGTGACGCCACGTACGCCACGATCGCCAGCATGTCATCCGTACTCAGGTGCTCCACCGGCTCGCGCATCAGCTCGGTGCCCAGGCCGCTGCGCGCGCCGTGCCTGATGTCGTAGAGCTGACGCATCAGATAGCTCGGCGACCGGCCCGCGATGGCCGGTATGCCACCGAGGCCTCGCAGATCCTCGCCGTGACAGATGCCGCAACGGATCGTGCGGCCATTGCCGCCGGTACGTACGAGCTCGGCACCACGACGCAGGCTGCCGACCGGCACGTAGGCGATGAACCCGCTGCTCGAGTCGCGCAGCTCTGTACGTTCCACATTTTCCGGGACCTCGATGATTCGCCGGCCCAGCGGCTCGGTGCCAGCTCCGGGCATGGGCTGGAACATCCATCCCACGACCCGTGTGCGGGGCACACGCTGAGTCTCAATGACCCTGATCCAGGGCCGATAGCGCAATTGCGAGAAGTACGCGCCGGCGGCGCTGATCTCCGCATCATCGATGTTTCGGGCGATACCGACCATTGCCGCCAATGGTCCGCCGATCGGCGCGGCTGCCAGCCTTCTGCCGCTGCGAAAGTCAGCAATCTGCTCGGCAATATAGGCGGCAGGCAGGCCCGCGAGCGGGGCATTCTCCGGACGTCCCTGTCCATTGGGCAGATGGCAGTAGCCACAGGCCATCACACCCGGCTTGCGGCCTGAGGCAACGACCGCAGGCATTGGCGGATGTGAGTCCGGAAACCAGTCAGGCACGGCAAACAGGTTTCGCACCTGTGCAGCCGTGAAGCGTACATGACTGCCCGGAACCTCCTGCAGGTCATCGCGCTGCTGGACCGCTGCGCGCGGCGGCTGGGGTGAGTTGATCGCGAAAGCCCAACCGGGAGCCGCCTGAGGTGGGGGAGCGGCGAGCCCAATGCCCGCAACGAAACTTCCGAGGATCGCTGCGAGCGAAGACCGGATCGCCCGAAACAT